TATGCTAAATATGAAAATAGTTATTGATTACCCGCCAAACATTGAAAAAATAAAAGAAGCGTTTGGAGAAATTAGACCGAGCATTGTATTTACATTTGGTGATACATTATACAATCCTGGTAATGGCAATATATCTGACGATCTTATGGTTCACGAAGAAATACACATGAAACAACAAGGTGATAATCCAGAAGCATGGTGGGAAAAATATCTTATGGATTCGACGTTTCGACTACATGAGGAACTTGAAGCATACAGAAATCAATATAAACAATTTTGGTCCCATTCTAAAAACAGAGATCGTCAAAGAAGTTTTATGTTTGCTACAAAGCTGGCAATAGATTTGTCCGGACCAATATATGGAAATATAATAGGTTTTCAAGATGCTCTAAATATGATAAAAAGTATATGAAGCTACATTCAAAACATCGACACGAATTGAAACGTAAGGCTGAACGAAAAATCATGCACAAAATGGGGTATAATTCAGAGGCATTCGTTCAAAGAAAAAATAGTATCCAGCGCAAAGTCTTGAAGAAAGAAGCGATTGCTCAGGAGCGATCTTTAGAAAGGAAAAAAGCGAGAAAGGAGGAGCTATGAAAATTATAATTTACGATCATATAATTGCATTCAAAAAAATTTATCTCAAACGTGGGGAATTAAACATGAAAATTAAGGTTGACGATAAAGAGCCAATGGACGTTAGTGGTGGGGACACATTGGGTATTACTCATAAGGTGGATCTTTCTTTTTGGGATGTTATACGAGCTATTATTTTCGGCAAGGTACTTACTGTAACTAAGGAAAAGAAGCTATGATACCAGAGTCTCCGGATAGTAGAACTGATATAAGACCGGTACGATTGACAACACATGCTCGAATTAGAATGGAGGAATTTGGTTTAGCGTATAATAAAGTTGTCGGTATGCTTCTTCATTCAGAGGAGGAGCACCCAGAGATAGACGAATATAAGCGCGAGAAGTACGGCGACTATCAGGATGGTGTTCAGTATTATAGAAACGGCACGTATATTTTTACGGTCCGGCATACGACGGACAGAATGACCGGCAAGGAGATTACGTTGATTATTACATTGACGGATCAACGGCTCCCGGCCGGGTTGACAAAATAATATGGCTACAATAAAACAGCAAAAAGTTGCAAAAGAAATGGTGGGAAAAGGTGGAAAATCAATAACAAGGGCAATGATAGAGTCGGGATATTCAAAAAATACAGCACATACTCCTTCTAAATTGACTCGATCAAAGGGATGGAATGAGTTAATGGATCAATTCTTTCCGGATGAAAAAATGGCGAAGACACTTGGTCAACAGATAGGAGCAACAAAGATCGTTTTTGATAATCATAAAAAGTATAGTTTTCCCGATAACGATGCAAGGCTCCGGGCATTAGATCAAGGATTTAAGCTCAAGCAGAAGTATAAACCTACACAGATAGATATGCGGTCTTTTGTTGGGTGGACGCCGGAGGAATTGAAAAAATATGCAAAAAAAGATGTTGTCCCAGCCCGATTTAAGGGTCTTGGATTTGAAAGCGAAAGCTAACCAAGAATTAAAAAGGTTGAAGACAGAGGAGCGTTATAGATTCTATGTACCCAACGGAAAGGTGGCTGATTTTATTGGCCTTGTTGGTAGTGGCAAGGTATTTGTTGCTCTATTTTCTGCGGCGAATGGTGTAGGTAAAACCGCTTGCGGTGTTAATATCCTCGCACACTTCATGTTCGAGTGTGATTGTAAATGGTTCGACTATCCCCTATTCAAGAAGTTTCCGTTTAATAAGAAAGGCCGTATTGTTTCCGATCCAACGACAGTGAAAGAGAAAATTGTACCGGAACTCAAACTATGGTTTCCGAAGGGTCGGTATGAGACAAGCAATGCCGGGAAGAATTACGAGTACAAATGGAAGACGAAAACGGGCTTTGAATTTGATCTAATGTCGTTTGAGCAAGAAGAAAAAGAATTCGAGTCTGTAGATTTAGGGTGGGCTTGGTTTGACGAGCCACCACCGCAAGAGATTTATAAAGCGACGGTATCCCGTATGCGTCGTGGTGGCATAATTTTTATAACGGAAACACCATTGACCGGATCGGCTTGGCTCTACGATTCTTTTTTGACGAGTCCGGATCGTATTGTTTAAACAATCTAAATACTTATTTTATGGACGATCAATCTCTCATCAGGGTCTTAGATAACCCGCTACAAGTCAATACAGAGGCTTCTACGGAGCCTCAACCTGTGGAAAAAATACCAGTTGAGGCTACGGTACCTTCCAGCGATCAATTTACCGACGCCGGTAAAATGGTCATAGAAGATCGCATAGTCCAACAAGACGACGAACAGCCCGCCTACCGACGCAAGATCGGCGTCATAGAGGCGGATATAGAGAGCAACTGTAAAGAGCATGGCGTCCGGGGGATCCTCAAGCATGAAAACATTATGGCTATGATCTCCGAGTATTCCGAAGACGACAAGCAAGCGCGTATCTATGGAAAGTTTCAGCACCTTACCGGTTTAGTCTACAAGAAGTTTAGTAGGAAGATCCATGTTATCCGGCCGTTTGTTCCAAACCCGAGAGACTATTGCGTGATTGAGCTTCTTGATCCGCACCCCAGGAATCCGGACGCGGTACTATGGGTAGCCATCGACGCCAAAGGACGGAAGTTTATCGTTGATGAACTATATCTCAAATTTCATGGCATTGATGAAATGGTTATGCGGATAAAGTCTAAGGCGGACCAGTATCGTATTGTCCAACGACGGGCAGATCCGGCGGCATGGGTAGAGGACCAGCATACGCGCATGACACTGTATAAAATGCTTTATGAGAGGGGTCTAACCTACATTCCTGCCTCGAAAGATCGTTCTCACGGCACTACGCTCGTTCAGAACGCCCTTGATTATCAGGTAGTCCGGATTGGTGAAAGTGAGGAGATGGTCAAACCTCCTATGCTCTATGTATTTGATACGTGCGTCCGAACGATTTGGGAGTTTGAGCATTGGCAATATAGTGAGTGGACCGGTAAAGCCAAGGAGCGGAAAGATCCGAGCGAGAAGCCGCAAGATAAGGACGATCATCAGATGGAAAATATAGGCCGAGCGTTTCTTGATGAGATTCCTTTTGTTCCTATGCCGAAGAAAATACAGCAGAATATCCAAAGTATCCCGACACTTGATCCATTTCAATAGTGTTATAATGTCTTTAACATGGATTCACTGCCGTATGCGAAACAAAGGACACTCTCTAACGAGGAACGAAAGCGTCTTTCTTCGCAACGCATAAAGATGGACGTATCACCGTTTGAAGCGGCGGCAATAACTGAAATGAGAAAATATCAACATGGCCGGTTCATCATTCAACTTCTTGACGGTATCCCCATTCGCTACGTGATTGAAGCCTCTTATGTATTTTTTGAGAATACGGAAAGTCTTGCTATATTACAGAAGGTAGTAAAAGCAGAGTAGGGGGTGAAATAATTTATGTCTAAAGCAGAAAAAGAAAAACGTATCGCAGAGTTGTTAGCTGATGAAAACCGGAGTGGTGCAATGGATCAGGAACTTGAGAGACTACAGATGGAAGTATCAACGGGAGAATACGATGGAGACGAAATCCATCCGGTCGTCATGGTGGGAGAATCGGAAGCACCGGCAGAAAAGCCAAAGAAAGCAAAGAAGGCGAAGAAATAATACAAACCGGACGCCTCCGTAGCTCAACGGCAGAGCAGTTGTTTTGTTCACATCCGACAGATATTCGACTCATCTCGGAGGCTCACAACTGATGCGAAATAGGTATGGTTTATAGATCCTTGCGTCAGTTGATCGTTTGCCCTATTCCGATAAATAGGGCAATAAGAAAAAAGATAGTAGTTGACGATACGGAAAAGTAGTACAATAATAAGCAGACCTATGTACGACATGCCAACACAGTTAAAACCATCCATGTATATTTCTTCTAAGGACTTACCGGAATTGAAAAAGTGGAAAGTCGGTGAATCCTACGATTTGATCGTGAACGTCAAACAGACGAGTCTTACGCAAAACACCGATGGCACTATGGAAGGACGATTTGAGATTCAGAATATCATTTCCGCAGAAAAAGATCCGATGGACATGGAAACACTTAATGAGATTGACGATAACGACGAATATATGAAAAAAGCGTCTAAGATAAAAGCTAAACACTTTGTACAATGAAAAATGAAAAAGATAAGCAAATTACGAGTTCTCAAGACCACAGAATATAAGGGGTATCATATCCTCATTCAAAATTACGAAAATCTTTTTCAGTTTATAGCGTTCTCCGACGGTAAATTCTATCAGGGATTCAATATCATTACCCCGGCAAGTGGAAGAAAGAAGCATGATCCGGATACATTAGTCAAGTGTGGTTCACTGATGATTGATTATGCCATGACAACTGTTGATGTGATTCTTGCTAAGGAAGATCCAGATAAATTATTAAAGGAAAATGCACAAGGTACGGCAGTTCTTGAGATTTTAGAAAAAGAAAACAAAGTGCATCCGACTGTTAATTAAGGTATACTATTATTATGCCAACAGAATTTGACTCTTGTGTAAAAAAAGGCGGTAAGGTGCGTACTAAGCGGGTAAATAAGACCCAGTATATGCACTTGTGTATTATGGGTGGAAAATCTTATCCGGGCGAAGTGAAAAATTACAAGAAGCTAAGTTTCAGAAAAAAATAACTATGGCAGATACTACTTCCTACATTGACAGTGAATTAAAAAAGTACGAAGGTAAAAACTTCGATAGTCTTATTCAACAGATAGACGCGGAATATAATATCTCATGGCTTCATCAGTTTGATAAAATTCAACAGAATCTCGGACGGCTCAAACTTTACAACAATCAAAAACGTGATCCGGATGCAATTGGTGATCCACTTCTTTTTACCGTTCATCAAACACTTCTTGCCTCATTGTACGATGATTCACTATCAGTAACCTTTGAGGGTAGAGAAGAAGGAGATAATGATACGGCAGATAATCTTAATTCTCTTGCGACATTTGATTATGAAAAGATGGGGAAGGATGTCGTGGATTATATGTGGGATTGGGATACGCTCTTTTTTGGCCGTGGATTGGTAATGCTTCAAGAGTTTGATCGAAACAAAGATTTTATGTGTCCTATTCCGGAGAATTGGGATCCTATGACGTTTTTACGGGATCCGAAAGCCGTATCTGTCAACGGAGATGTGAAAGGTCGGGGTGGTATGCGGTTTGGCGGACGGGAATTATGGCTTAATAGAATGAACCTCACTCGGAAGAATGGATACTTTGACACAAAATACCTGCGAGCAACTAACGAAATAAAAGACTTGCTTCAAACGGCGGAACGAGAACGGGATAGCGCACAAAACCTTCAAGCTCTATTCAATAAAGATATGGAGTCCAACATGGGGGATAATTCCATGATTGGTGGATTGCAATGGTTTACCTACTGGAAGGGCAAACGCGTCATGGTGGTCCTGGCACAGAATAAAACGAAGATTATTAAATACAGGGAATTAACCAATCAACGACGCTATCCGCTTATTGATCGTCCTATGTATCCTCATTCCCACGATTGGGCCGGGACATCCATACCGGATTTGATAGAAGACAAACAGCGTCAACGGTCCGTAGCAATCAATTTGGGACTGCAAGCCATGAAAGCAGACCTCTACCCTATGTATCTTTATGATGAAGACCGGATTAAAAATAAAGGCGATCTTCTTAAATTTGCGTTCAATAAGTTTATCGGCGTTACAGGAGGGGATGGGAAAGATATACGCGGTGCGGCTCAACCGCTTAATAAACCCTCGATTGCATGGAACATGGTGGATTTCATCATCAATACTCTGGATGTGTCAGCACAACGAGCTACAGCGACTCCGGAGATGCAACAGGGACAACTTTCACAAAATAAACGAACGGCAACAGAATTGAATCTTGTTTCAGCAAAGGTAGATACACGATACTCATTATCAGCTAAGGTATTTGGATGGAGCGAGCGGGATTTCTGGCGAACGTGGTACTCATTGTATAAAGAGCACTTTAATGATGGGATTGATGCGAAAGTTATTCGTATATCCGGATCGTTTGGATCAGAATGGAGAAAACTAACCCGGGAGAATATAATTTCCCCTGTTGACCCGGACGTATTTATCGAAAGCAAGACCATATCAGACGCTAAGAGAATCCGCGAGCGGCTTCTTCTTCAACAGTTCGGGACAGTGGTATTTGCGGATCAGGAAGCAAACAAACGATACTTTGAGAAAAAGTTAGCTCGACTCAATGGATTCAAGAAAGATGAAGTAGATATTTTATTTCCACCTACCAGTGAGGAATTACGGGCGAGGGATGAGAATAAGACGCTGGATGATAACAAATTAACCATTGTACACCCCCTAGATGACCACAATGTACATTTGATGGAGCATAGAAAGTCGGCAGAAACGGCGGCGAAGGCGGCCCACATAGCGGCTCACATAGAAGGAATGACTTCACAACGACGGCAACCAGAGCTTTACCCACAGTTGGCACAACCTTTATCGGAAGTAACACCATCGGCAAAAGAAGTAGCACCTCCGGCCGGAGTCATGGAAAAAGCAATGGGAGTTTTCCCAGGTCAAATTATAAGTGAGCCTACAGGATAATTTATGACAAAAGAACCAAAGTTTACTGTAAAGAACGAAGCAGAAAAAAATCACGTTATTGATGAGATACAGGGATTAAAGAATCATCCAGGTTGGTCCCGCCTTGTTGAGTATTACGATAAAAAGATTAAGTGGCTGGAAACGGTTATCAATGGAGATGTTAAAGATGATGAGGGAAAGCCCATGATTCAATCAATGGAGCAATTGGATTTATACCGAGCGCGCAGGAATATGGCGATGCAATTCAGAAATTTACCGGATATTCTCGTTGAAGCTCTCCAAGTAGCCGAAGGAAAGGCCGTACAATTTGATCCTTACGAGTAATTTTGTGCTTGACAATGTGTTTTCTGATGTAGTATAGTGTTTCTTAGTTACATAAAATTCTTATGGTAGACGACGACATCAAAGATACAACAGTAGACGATAACGACAATCCCGGCGATGTAGATACCAAAGCGGATGATGTTGCGGCGGTGGCGAAGGCGGCAGAGGATAAAGCAAAAGAATTTGACGACAATACGGACCCGGAAGGAACAGCTCCGGATGATACTAAACCAGATGATGATAAAAAAGATGATGATGAAATAGTCCCGGATGATGAGGCAATCATCAGCAAAGTCCTCGATAAAAAACTTTCTCCTTTCACGCAACAGCTTCAAAATCAGAAAACGGAAACAGACCTTGCTGCTATTCTCGCGCAGAATCCAGAGTACAAACCATACGAAGCGAGAATCAGACGATGGGTAGCACATCCTAACCGGGCCGGACTTATTAAGCAAGGTCTTCCGGTCAAAGCAGTCGTAACAGAAGCATTGTCTCCGTATCTTCAAAAGATCGGCGCGGATAAAGCCAAAAAGGCAGATGATAAAGCCAGGATGGATAACGTAGATGGAACAACTACAACTCCGACGACCGGAAAACTACCAGATTTTTCTAAGATGAACGCAGAAGAATTTACAAAAATGTCAGAGCAAGTGAAGGCTGGTAGATTTAAGATGGGATGAAATTGCTCTATTGACAAGAGATTTTATAAGGTGTATTCTTGTAATTGAAATTAGCTCACGATAATATCGAGGCACCCAAAGAGGGTGCTTTTTTAATACAAAAAATATGGCCGATGTAACTACAGCAAAAGCGCAAATTCCAAATGAAGTTAATAACTTCTATGACCGTTCACTTCTGGTTCGTGCGGTCGCAAACTTCGTTTATACCCGATGGGCACAGGTACGTGATGTTCCGCAGAATACAGGAACAGATACGATCAAATTCCGAAGATATGGTAATCTTTCCGCCGCAACCACGGCTTTGACCGAGGGAGTAACTCCGGCAGGTTCAGCACTTTCTGTTACGGACATTACTGCACAGACCCTTCAATATGGAGACTTTGTAACTCTTACGGACATGGTGTCCATGACGACACTTGATCCGATTCTGACAGAAACATCCGAGATTCTTGGCGATCAGGCAGGAGACACACTGGATCAGTTGACTCGTGACGTAGTTGTTGCAGGTACAACAGTTCAGTATGCTTCCACAGCGTCCGCTCGAACAGATATCACGGCGGCAATGAAGTTGACAGCCGCAGAGATTCGAGAAGCAGTCAGGACATTACAGGTGGCAAAAGCAAAGCCCGTTATGCGGATGATTGATCCGAACGACTCATATAATACAACTCCATTAGGTAAATGCTATATCGGCATTATCGGTCCCTCCGGACTCTTTGACTTGAAATCTGATAGCGCGTTCGTACCGGTACAGAAATATCCCAGTCAGTCAAACGTCATGGATTATGAAGCCGGAGCTGTTGACGATGTGCGATTTGTTCTTAGCCAGAATGTTAAAGTCTATGTGGCAGGCGGATCAGGCGGAGTTGACGTACAAGCGGCTATGATTCTTGCACGGGACTTCTACGGAATTACCCGTGTCGCAGGAAAATCACTTGAAAATATCATCAAACCCATTGGATCAGCAGGTACAAGCGATCCTTTGAATCAAAGAGCAACATCAGGATGGAAAGCAACATTCGTTGCAAAACGGTTGAACGAAGCATTTGCCGTAAGAATCGAACATGGTGTAACAGCATAAAATCTGTTACAATAAATATATGGCAGAAAGTATTGATCCAACAACAGCTTTACACCAGAAACCGCTTGAAAGCGTACTGGATAATTTATTGATAGATATTACCAACGTTAGGGCTATATTAGCCGGAGTGCTTTCTGCATCTACGACGTTTGATCCGGCATCAAGACTGACATTGACCCAGGAGTTGAAAACTGTTGCTGTCACCGGTGCGACTTTGGGAGATTTTGCCATCGCTTCCTTCTCTCTTGATTTAGCAGGATTTACTTTATCTGCTTATGTATCTGCTGTAGATACCGTGACCGTTGTATTTTTTAATTCAACAGCAGCTACCGTAGATTTGGCTTCCGGAACATTAAGAGTAAGAGTTCTTCCTCAAGCAACATTCGCCGCACCAGCCGCATTAGGTACAACCACATAATTAGGAGCATTACTCACCACGAGTTAAATTTTCTTCTCAATTTTTCCCTATTGCTTTTTCTTTTTCAGTGTTTTATACTGCTGTTTAGAGATATTAGCTCACGGAACTACCGAGGCCATAGCTTTTTTTAGCTATGGCTTTTTTTATTGAAAAACCTATATGCCAATTCCTACAAAGAAAGACTTTGAAAAGAAAGAACAACTACCTGTAAATCCGGTATCAGAGGAATCCACCATTGCCGCTAAACTTACAGAGCTTGACGCGGCTATAAAGAAATCTCACGAACTCAACGCCAGTATTGAACAGAAGGAAAAAGAACTGGACGAACGGTTATCCGCTCCGGTAATAAACTCTTTTTCCCCGGAAGAACAGGTGAAACAGGCACGGGCACTTCTACAGATCGCAGAGATCCATAGAAACAAAGCTAAAGAAATGAAGGATCATCTTTCCAAACAGCCAAAAGTTAAAATTTTCGTTCCTCTTGAAGGAAAAGAAAAGCCGGGGACCCAGCTTCCCGTTACCATGAACGGTTATCGAATGAACATTCCCAAAGGTTTATATTGTGAAGTACCGGAGCAGGTAGCCCAGATCATTATGGACAGTCTCAATCAAACAGAAGCCGCGACGAATATCCCGCAACGACTGGACACTGCTAACGATAAGAAGAAAGAAGCCCTCGGGGTTGACGAATAAGTGTGGTATACTAACCATAAGCCTACGGAATTACCCAAGCCCTACAAGAGGGCTTTTTTTATACTATGACCGGATTAAATTTCACATTACTTGTTCGATTTTATACGCTGACCAATTCAACGACGTTTACGGATGCCGACATTCTTCTATTGGCCAATACCGTCAAGGACGACTTCGCCAAGGAGATTATGAAGGCTGATGAGGATTTGTTTGGTGTACCGGCGACCCGCAACCTCATTGCATCTACTACATCCCGCGAGTATTCCCTTCCCGATGATTTTCTCAAGTTTATACGGGCAGAAGCAAAGTTTGACGGGACGAATTGGGTAAAAATGACGGAACTCAATCTTGCTCAATACTCCCGAACGACAGACGAAGCTACCATTACCTCATTGTTTTCTAACAGTGAAGGGAATTGTTATTATGATATTTTCAGGAAATCCGCATGGATATACTCCGGAACGGTCACTGCCGTTACTGCCGGACTTCTTCTTTACTACATTGCGTATCCGGCAGACCTTGTAACAGCGGATTTGTCCATAACAACTGATCTTTCCCTTGATCCGACCAGTACGACATCCCAGATACCCCGGCAATTCCATGAGCTATGGGCGCAGAAAATTTCTATTCTTTGGAAGGGAAGCCGTCAGAAGCCTATTCCTCTCAATGAACGCGAGTTGGTGTTTGATAAAGACTTTGCAAAAGCAATCTCGTCAGTTACCAATCCCAACCAGGATCGGTCCAATGTAGCCACGCTTCCGGATGATACCCGTTTACAACAGTAGGTCGGTGTATTGACATGGCGTTTTCAAGTGTCTACAATTATAGGAGCTTGAGGAAAATATCCAGAGCACCCGAACGAGGGGTGCTCTTTTTATATCTATGAAACCAAAATTTGAGATAGGACAGACAGTTAAAGTTAAAAGCGATGGCGAGATAGGAAAAGTTGTCTCCTTTTCCTATGATGAAGTATCCGAAGAATTTAGATATAAAGTAACCTCACGGGAAGTAGACATCCCGGCACGCGAAGTAATTCACGGATTCAAAACCTGCATGGAAGAAGAACTAGAGGGAGTAAAAAATGAAAAATAAAACTTTTACAGAAAGAAAACCTCTTAAAGGTTGGACAGAACGACGGCTTTTTGACGGAAAAAAATACGAAGTAGTCAAGAAAGCCATTGAACTTGGTGTGGTAAAAGAGGAAATCGGTAAACTTTTGGACTGGGCCGCAAAGCCCATGTTCTCCGGAAACTTCCTATGGGGTGTAGCGAAAAAGATTTTCAATGTTGATCTTCAAATTCCTGTCCTTTTTGGCTCATGGACAACGAAAGCTATTAGGGCAAACCTCGTGACTACCAGAGGAAAACAGATTGTCGCTCAACAGATAAACGGCGGAACAACCGCACCGGTGACTGCTATTGCCATCGGAGTAGGTGCAGTCGCCGCCGCCGCAACAGATACCGCACTCGGCAGTGAATCAACGACATCCGGAGCGGCAAGAGGAGCGGCTACGGTATCCAATCAAACAACGACCACAACCCTTGACACGGCACGATGGGTGAAAACATTTACATTTACCGGATCGCTTGCCATTACCGAAGAAGGATTGTTTGACAACAACACAACAGGCGGAAATATGCTTGCAAGACAAGTATTTTCAGCCGTCAACGTCGTCAATACGGATACATTACAGATTACGCATAATGTTTCTCTCGCATAACGATTGATATAATATGGACAGAGGAATAGAATAATAGATAGGAGTAAATTATGGGAGTCTATACAGGTCGCGGAAAAGATACAAATACAGCAAGCACTACGTTGGTAGGGCTTTCTCAACCTACTGTGGCATTAAAAAGACTCAAGTTGTTTTATATTGAGGTTCTTTCCTCTGCCAGTGCTGATAATGCTTCCGAGGAAGTTATCAAACGATCAACAGCCGCCGGAACGTCAACCGCATTTACTCCGACGCTTGCTGATCCTGCTGATGGCGTCGCTTCTGCTGTCTTCGGTGTTAATCATTCCATAGAGCCAACATATACTGCCGCTTCTGAACTATTGGACGTGGGTGGACATCAACGGTCAACTTTCCAATGGTATGCGGCTCCGGAATCAGAGCTGGTCATTCCGGTAACAAATGCGGCAGGTTTGGGATTGTTTGTGATAACTGCGGCGGTGGCATATTCCCAAAATATAATCATGCAGTGGAGAGAATAAAATGTGGAATTTTTTACCCCAGATAAAAATATATCCGGCCAGGTAGTAATCTCCGGCGACAATGGCCGCCAAAGCCTCAAGACCTATCAATGCTGTCACTGTAGTAAACACTGGATCGTGAAACCCGAATCAGGGAGACTGCGTGGATATTGTACTTCATGTAAAAAAGTTACCTGTGGAGCAAAACGATGCAATGTTTGTCTTCCGTTTGAAGCGAAGCTAGACTATGCCGAGGCGCTCCAAGCCCGGAATCAGAGTATAATCAATAAGCTAACCAGTCGGTATCCTGCTATAATGCAAATAGGACTATGAAAAACGAACTATGTTATGCCAACAATCCTTACGGCCTCTTTCGCAAGTACGAGAAGCTGGTAACGTGGTTTGCTAATACCCAATTAGGACGTGACTACCTCAAACACAATAATTTTTATATTCCTCGTGAGAAAATAGGTTTATTTCTTCCCAATGGATACCACATAATAAAAGAAGTGGGCAAGAAAGAGATTACCTTTCAAGCAACATTCACGACCCATGCGGTTTATTCTCCGAAGCTAACTCAAGCACTGAGAGCAGTTGATCTTGTTTCATCATGGATTAACCATTTTGACGAAGCAAAAGAGCTTCTGGTTTGGTATTTAGGGTTGCGAAAACAACCACTGTGGGCTTCTAAGGCATTATATATACATTTTCTTACTCTTACGTTTAATCCTAATGCTGACCCGGAAACTACCTCTGTTGACGGTGATATTTTTCGGGGAACGACCGAATCTTGGGCGGCAAAAAGAGAAGCTACTGATGGAACCACGGTAAATCCTTCTGCTACAACTAATTGGGTGGGTTATTTAGCAGGCGGAGCTTCTCCAAACTGGGCGAACATGATCCGATCCATTTTTCTTTTTGACACGTCATCTTTACCCGACAATGCAGAGGTTAATGTTTCTGGAACAAAAATAAGATTATTTGTTGGAACAAACGACACGACCTTTGACTACGGAGGGGTAAGAATAGTTACGTCAACACCTGCATCTAATACAGACGTTGTTATTGGAGACTTTGACCAAATAGGAACGGTAGCACAGGCAACTGATATTGTAATGGCCTCCTTAACTGTTTCTGCTTATAACGACTTTAACTTTAACGCTACCGGAGTTGCAAATATCAGTTTGACAGGAGTATCGAAGTTTGGGACAAGAGGAGTAAAAGATGCCGATAACGCTGAACCTGCATATCCCGGAGATGGAATTGATGCGGGGTGTAACGTAAACTCGGCTGACAATGCGGCAAACAAACCAGAACTAACCGTTGTCTATACGTTGTTATCAACAAATGAAGAATTATTTGGCATTAAGTCATCAATTCAACAATTACAATTTCATAAAAAAATTAACGTCGTAAGTTTCTAACTATGGCATACGGACGATTCTTTCCATATAAAGCACGAGCAATGCCGCCACGATGCGTCAAAGTATCAGGGACGGTATTTTTGAGTGGTACTACACCGCAACCGGATGCTATCGTAGATATGATTGATGAAACGGATCAAACATTTGTTGGAAGAAAGATAGCAGATGCAAGCGGACTTTATAGCTTTGATTCCGGGTATCCAATCATGTTTGGTCACACATATCATGTAACGGCTAAGTATGATAGCGGCACACAAAAATACAATTCCTACAGCCAACCCTACGTGGTCCCGGCAGAAAATGGATAATGCGGTATAATGAGTGGATATGGCTTTATATTCTCCTCCCTCAGGAAACGCAGTACAATTAACCCTTAATGTCTATACAGTGCCCGGGGGTAACGTCGTCAATCTTAAATTACAAGATGGTATTTCTTATACACAATCCCTTTCCGATACTATTACCACGTCAGATACACTAATAAAAGCAATCACCCGGTCCCTAAGCGATGTGGCTACTATGAGCGAAGCATTTATAAAATCCACAGCTAAATCTTTTGTGGAGACTTCAATCACTCTTTCAGAAACCATTATCAAGGCAGTCTCAAAAACATTCAGTGAAGCGTTATCTCTTGCAGAAGTATTTCTTAAAGCAATGACAAAAACACATAATGAAACCATCACATTGTCGGAATCCGTGGTCAAAGCAATCACCAAAACATTCACAGAGACATCCATTACTCTTTCGGAGGTTTTTTCAAAAGTTTATGGCCGGTATCAATCGTTTGCAGATAGCATGACGATATCAGACACCATAATAAAGGCAATATCCAAGATATTTTCTGAAACAACGACACTAACAGAAACTATCGTCAAGGCCATTACCAGGATACTCACGGAAACGTCTGTAAGCCTCACGGAAGCATTTAGTTACATTCAAAATAGATTCAAGACATTTACAGATGCACTCACCGTGACTGATACCATGAGTAAGGCCATTACTAGGATACTCACAGAAACGTCTGTAAGCCTGTCAGAGGCGTTTTCTACCCTCCGGGCACATTTCCTATCCTTTGTAGAGACTATAACCCTTTCAGAGGTATTCAGCAGGGCTATAACAAAGACGGTAAGTGAGTCTATGACGGTTACGGATTCTCTTATCAAAGCGACAACAAGGATATTCACAGAGACTTCACTTACTCTCACCGATACATTATCAAAAGTCATAGGGTATGTGCGATCATTTTCAGAGACAATCACCATTACTGATCTTGGGATTACCAGAGTAATGACAAAGACTCTTTCTGAAATCGTTTCGCTCACAGAGGAATTTATAAAATTATTAAATGGCGTATCCGTATTATGGAGCAAAATAACAAAAACAGCCGGGGGCGTATGGACTAAAGTATCCCGCAGTACAGGATCATGGACTAAAACACAGAAAAGTGAGGACTAACTATGTTGTATTCACCACCTCTAGGAAGTGCCGTCAATCTCACGCTTAATGCGTTTACGCCTCCCGTGGGTAATTCTGTCAATCTCACGCTTATTGATGGGGCAATCATAACGCTTTCTCTTTCCGATAGTATGACCATTACAGATAGTGTCATTACTAAAGCGGTTACAAGAATCTTGAGTGATACGGCTACCATAACCGATACACTCTCAAAGGTAGTAGGCTATTTCAGGACACTCACCGATACAATGACGCTTTCAGAACTACTCAATAAAGGACGGACCATGGTGGTTAGTGATACAATAACATTGAGTGAACGATTAAGGAAATTATTAAATGGTGTCAGTGTCGTATGGACAAAAACTATACGCGGGACAGGAACATGGACGAAGTTAACGCGATCCGTTGATAGCTGGATCAAACGCAAAAAACAACTAACATAAAATTATGGGAAAAATTGTATTACAAGCATGGAATCAAGGAGGTGTTGCGGATAGCAAATACTCCGGAATAAAATACTCCCTTGCCCGGATGGTTGGCTGGAACATCCACGGAACCCCTGGCCTTCTCCAAGTCAATCAAAAAATGACAAAGGATTCCGGCACGACAATAACAGAGCTTTGTAAAGCGGCTGTAGACGCTTCAAATAATATCCGCTATTGGTTTTCTTCTTCATCCGGCAAGATATGGCAGGAAAAGGCAGGAACATACACACTCGTCTATACCGTAGCACCGGCGGTGGGAGCGGCTCTCATTCTCGGTGCGGCAGAATATCAAGGGTATATTTATTTTGCTACAGAATCCCGACTTCATAGAATCGCTACGGCAAGTGCGGATGGAGCAACGACATGGACAGCTAATGCCGTGCCAAATTGGGCGACATTTACCAATACCGATGCAAGTTATCATCCGATGAAGGAAGTCAATTTGGTGCTTTATATAGGCGATAAAAACTATGTGGCACAGGTAGATAGTGGAGTATTCTCGGCTAACGCTCTTGATGTAGAAAGTCAGTACAGGATATCGGCTTTAGGGAAAATGGGGACGGATCTTCTTTTGGGAACAATCATCGCTTCCAATGTCAGCCGATGCGAGATATTCCGGTGGAATACATTTAGCACATCATTTACAAATCAGGATACAGTGGCAGAGCCAGGCATTTATGCTTTCTTGGAAGCAGACAATTACATCATCGTCAGTGCCGGTCTTGCCGGGAACCTTTACTCATACAATGGTCAACAGCTTGTATTCTATAAAAAGATCCCCGGTACGTATACGCCGACCGCACAGGCAAAGATCAATCCAATGGCTGTAGGGTTATTTAATGGCTTCCTGCCTATCTTTGGTGTTTCTAATTCAACAGGGAATCCGTGCGATCAAGGGATATGGAGTATGGGAAAACACTCAAATAATTATCCGATTGTTCTCAATTTAGAGTTTCCTACATCCAATGTAGATGGATCCAGCTATAACATCCTCACGGGTATTGAAATAGGAGCGATCCTTGTTTCTGGACAAAATGTGTATATGTCATGGAGCTATAGCAGTACCTATGGTGTAGACAAGCTCGACTACTCAAATAAAATAGTAAAACCTCTTTTGGAATCCCGCGTTATTGCCAATGATCCGGGCGGCAATACAGTTTTCAATAGAATCCTGGCAACCTACGAGAGTCTTCCGGCGAGTACTTCCATTGTCTTCAAGGTCAGTAAAAATGGTGCGGCGTTTGGAAATGCGCTCACGGTACGGGATAACACACTGGAAAATCTTGTAGAAACAAACAATGAGCGTTTGGAGGTCCGCACCCTTCAAGTTCGTGTGGAAGCCGTCAGTAGTGGAAACAATGCTCCCGCGATACAGGAAGTGGTCGCGGAAGTCTAACATGGCAGAAAAAATACTATCCCCGTTTATGGACGTGCAGGATGTTCCCCTTGTTCCTGCTGATTTATATGGTCAGGATTACCTCAATAACCTCTCTGCACTACAGATAGGAGCAGGTACCAAATCGTTAAAAGCAGACAGAAGCGGGATGTGGCTCGGGGGCAATAGGTTTGCCAATGCTCCTTTTAGTGTAGATATGCTGGGAAATGTTATTGCTTCTTCCGCTACATTTAGTGCTTATGCTACAACGGCGGCTGCATTATTAAAAGCTGGGGCAGGACAAACTTTAAGCGGAGATGTTTCAGTGGGAATAGGAAACGTGAAAATAGACGGTGCAAATAAAAGAATTTTTATAAATGATGGGACAAATGACAGAATCCTCATTGGATTTCAAAGCGGAGGATTTTAGATATGGCAGACTACGGAATAAAAATTTCTGTCCCCGGCAACGATGTTCTTGCGGCAACAGCCCGCTATCTTAGTCTTACGACTGGTCAAAATTTGTTTAAGGTATTCGCGTCCGGATCTTCTACAGTAAACGCATCTTCCACATTGACTATTGCTCATAATCTGACATATAAACCAAACTTTTTGGTGTTCATCGAAAGTGTAGGAGTTTCCGGTCAAATGGAATTATGCACGGCTTCTTTAATTACGAATAAGGCGCGCGCTTATGCCAATAATACCAATCTTTATGTAAAAAATACTCACACTGCTAGTCGTCCTATATTTTATTACATCATGTATGATGCACTATAGATATGGCAGACTACGGAATAAAAATCACTAAGACAGGGTTTGATACTGCAACCGCGGCAGTCAAAGACCAGGTTTTTAATAGTACATATAATAGTTTCAAGATCATTGCCAGTGGTCAAATCACTATTTCTGTTTTGGCTACAGATACAGGGATTAAGTATGCGTCGAATATCAATCATGGTCTTTCTTACATACCTGGGTTTTTAGCGTTTGCTCAACTTAGGGGAAGTTCTACGGTATCGTATTCAGTCAATGGGCTTGATTTATTTTCAGGATCAGGAGAAGGTTTTTACGGAGATGCAAATACGACTAGACTTCGACTTGGGGTCGATGCGTATGGAACAGCCTATACAGCAACCATCTACTATTATATTTTTGCTGATCCGGGGAGCTAAATATGGCAGACTACGGAATAAAAGTTTCTAAACCGGGATTTGATGTTTTGACAACAGCAGATAAGAACCTGGTGTTTTCATCGAAATTTGATACTTTCAGAGTTTTTGCTTCTGGATCGGGATCAATTACCTGTACGCTGGGAACTGTACAAACGGTAACTATTACTCATAATCTTGGTTATCGGCCCGCATTTGCCTGTTATTCAGAATTGTACGATGGTGCAATACCCGGAGTTATTGATGGACAATTTCTTCTTCCCGCGACTGATCCGGTGGGTGGCGACGGGTCAATTATGCCGTATGTAGACACTACAACATTAAAAATTAGATTTGGTGCCGACATAGCCCCGACAAATACGGTTATTAACTATCGGTACTTTATATACTATAATCAAGCTATATGATAATTTTTTACAACAAAAAGACTGGTGAGGTGGTAGGGAGTATTGACGGAAGGATCCATACAGAGGGTCAATTAAATATGTGGATGGGAGATCCAAAGGAAACTGATCGAATAGTGGTACAGTGGATAAAAGGAAAAGATGAACAATTTTATCCCGATTGTACCCAGCCGGAAATTTTTAGAGAATTTGACGAGGGAACGTCTGCTATCTATAAATTCAAAGTTAATATAAAAACAAAAAAAATGTATCTGCCATAAAACAGGTACATCAGTTTTGTAGTATAATTTTAAGTGCTCACGGTATTACCGAGGCCATAGCCCGCAAGGGTTGTGGCTTTTTTGCATATTATGGCTAATACAATAACTATTAAGAAGGGTGACACTTTATATGGTCTATACGGACCAAATTGGAAAGCCTTGTCTGGATATACAGGTGATCCGAAAAAATTGCAGATAGGAACGGTTCTTCCTGCTCCTAGTGGTGGTGCACCATCTGCACCGGCTCTGGCCGCAAATCTCAATCAGGTACAACAGAATCTCAATGCGGTACAGAATCAGACGTTTACAAATTACAAAGCTCCAGATGCTCCTCAAGTCCAAACAACAACACAGATACTTGCGGATGTAAAAGGAAGCGGTCTTCTTCCTACGGGACAAGCACCACAAGCTCCAAGCCTTGTAGATACCTACGGCAATCTCATCAAAGAAAAAGGCGTAGAGGCGATTCAGGCAAGCATTACTGATTTGAAAGCTCAACAGGATGAACTTGCGGCACAACTCCGGGTCAATGTAGCGGCAGAACGAGGAAAACCAGTAGCCACAAACGTTATAGAAGGACGGATCAGTGAGCAACAGAGGGCTTCAAATGAACAATATGACTTTGTAAGTCGTCAATTATCACGAAAGACGGATGAACTTAATAGCGCACTTGGAAATATAAAAACGATCATGGACCTAACGCAGACGGATTACTCTAATGCTTCCGCTTCCTACAATAGACAATTCGATCAGGCTATCAGTACGTTCAATCTTATTCGCGGAATCCAGCAGGATCAAAAGTCGGCGGCAGACCGCGCACAGGATAACGCCCGGGCCAATGCACAGATATACGTCAATGCACTCAAGGAAGGAAATATAGACCTGTCTACTATGGCTCCGGATCAAAAGGCACAACTCAACAAGCTTGAAGTACAGGCAGGATTCCCGGTTGGATTTTTCGCGTCAATCAGGAAAGATCCGAAGGCGGATATAGTGGCTACAACATCGAAGGACGGACAGATTCAGGTATTGATGAGAAACGCAAGCGGCGGTATGACATTACAAACGTATGGAACTAAAACAGTCGGTAAGGATGCAGTAACGAAAACAGAAGATAAATATATGACGGAAGCACTTTCGATATTGAAGGACGCGGATACATACGTGCAGAGAAAACGGGGATTGAAAAATCCAAGTCAGGATAAAACGCTCAATCAGGAAGAAGCAAACTACGCACT